TCAGCAGACGCTTTTTACTGTGCTCAAGACGCGACTGCTCCTAGTGGAGCTTATGGGTTTAGTATTGATACTTCCACAACTGTAAGTGGAGTTACATTAGATAGCCTATCATCTTCTTTCATGTTGCTTACATTATCTATAGACTACGGAGGAGATGCAGTTAGTTTATATCTTAATGGTAATTTAATGAAAACTCAAAATATACATTCAGTTTTTGGTACGCTCGGAGGTAAAGGCGTACCTCCTAGGCTCCCGAGTATGGCAGATACATCAGCTTTTAATTATGACGTTATTTATGAAAAGGAGTTGGATCAAATGGCTCCACGTTATCCTGTTAATTCTTTAGGGTGGTCTGATTTCTGGAGTTGGGATGGCCCTGTTCCACTCGGTGGAGCTAGATCTTCTCGTATTACACCTTTCATTATAGGAGGGGGCTATACAGATGGGATGCATCCCAAGTCTTTAACCGAAGATGGTAATACTTTAACCTATGATACGAATAGCGCAGCGGGTATGAATTTCTTAGGAGGACAATGGGGTGGAAAGAAAAGTGGTCTTTATGGCTTCCTAGGAAGTTTTAAACTATATAAGAGAGCTATTAGTGAGGGAGAGGCATTGGTAAATTACAATGCTCAAAAAGGGTTTTTTGAAAATATTAGAATATAATGGCTGTTACTACTACTCATAATACTTATGGATTTCCTTTAAATCTTAGCACCAAGCGTGTGATCGTTGCTAAGTATAAGAAAAAGACGGGATTAGTATATCCTCTTGTTGGTGCTTTTAGCACTATTACAGGTGGAACCTTACAAAAAAATACGAGTCAGGCAGGATATTTTAGTAAATCATACGGTGTAGATTTAATTAGAAATAATTTAAGACAACTCCTAAAAACAGAAAAGGGGGGGCGCGTCATGATGCCCGATTATGGATTAACTCTCACAAGATATGTGTTTGAGCCATTAGATGAAACTACCTTCTTCTTAATAAAGAATGATATTTTGAGAACATTAAAAAAGTATTTTAGTGAACTCCGAGTTATTAATCTTTCCGTATTTTCTGATGAAATAAATCAAGAGAGAGGGGAATTGATTGTTAGTCTAACTCTTCAAATAGATGATGAGTCTTTAGATATTTTTGATATAGAGGTTAAGATAGCAGCATGACATTCTCTGGTACTACAAATACAGATTTTATGAAGCTTGCTTCTATTCCTGAGAGAAAGAAGCAACAGTATATTGATTTTGGTGGCACTGATTTTTATACCCTTAAAGAAAACTTAATTAGTTATATCAAAGCTGTTTATCCTCTGGATTACCAAAACTTTTCTGAATCTGATTTAGGAGTGATGCTTGTTGAAGTGGTTGCATATATGGGGGCAGTTCTATCTTTGAAGGGAGACATGCTTGCTAATGAAAATTATTTAAGAACTGTTAAAAATCGTAATAATGCTCAAAAGCTTTTTGAATTAATTGGGGTGGATCTTAAAGGTCCTATTTCGGCTGCTGCTAATGCTAAATTAACTGCTAAAACTAGTACAACAGGTGAATTTCCGATTACGTTTTCACCTGCCAGTAGAGTGTTTTCTATCCTGTCTAAGGAGGATGGTTCTCCTGTATCCTATACTCTTTATAAAGTTGTGGATGGGACAGTAGAGGATATTCAAAATGCTAATTCTTCATTTTCATTAAACAGTAGTGAAGCTGATAATGCTGCAAGCTCTGTATTTACTAATGTAACATTATTGGAGGGGGCGTATAGTGTTCAAGAAGGAAATTTTGATACATTGGAGGGAAATAAACGTGTGCTTCTAACCCAATCTCCTATTGTTGAAGGTAGTGTTCAGGTGTTTGTACAAGCAGGGGAAGGCAATCCCGCTCAAGGAGCATATAAACAAGTAGATAGGCTATTTTCAGCTTCGGGGGTAAACGATAAAGTTTATCAAGTTGTATATGATGATGACTATGCTGCAACTCTATTATTTGGAGATAATATTATGGGAGTTTCTCCTCCTGCGGGGGCAGCTTTTACTATAGGTTATAGAGTAGGAGGAGGCACACGGGGCAATATTACAAATGGAGCTATCAATGTTGTAATGATAGGGGCTGGAACCAGTAACGATATTACATTTACCACTGAGAATATTAGTGCCGCAACAGGGGGATCTGATTCTGAAACTTTAGCTCATGCAAAAAAGTATGCTCCTTATACTTTTAAAAGACAGGATAGGGTGGTTACTCTAGAAGATTATATTACTATCAGTAATACTTTTAGAAGCACTAAAGGGACAATTGGAAAGTCTACAGCAGTAGTGAGAGACGCTTTTTCTTCAGGAAATGTTATTGATGTTTACACCTTGGAAAAAGCTGATGAGTTAAGGTTACAAAAAGCTTCTCCTACATTTAAAAAAGAGTTATTGGCTGAAATTGAACCTAAGAAAATGATTACTGATGAAGTAGTAGTTTGTGATGGACTAATTAGAACTTTGGATGTAGCCGTTACCATTAGAGTAGACAAGGAATTGGATGAATTTGAACCTCAGATTCAACAAGAAGTGGCAACGGTAATTTTAAATTACTTTGATGTAGATAATACAGATTTTGGTGAAGCATTTAATCCCGCTCACTTAAATAGAAAAATATTTGAACTACCGAATGTTAGATTTTCTAGTGTAGACAATATTGAAACTCCTATTATTGTAGACTTCCATGAAATTATTCAATTAAATAATTTTACTATTGAAACCCTCTTTATCTGATGCCTAGAAGATATGTAAAACATTCCACTATAGATGCTTTGGGAAATATAAATCCCAAAATTGTTGCCGTTGTATCTACAAAAGGTAATCTACAAAACGAGGCTACAAAGCAAACCTACTATAAAAGAAATTATTTAGAAGCTCTTAGAAAAATTATCCCCCCTCTTTATTTTGATGATGAGCAAGAGGTTAGTGGAACTCATATATCTTTTCCAAATCAATTAATTAATTCCCATATATTAGCTAATAAAAATCAAAGCACTATTTTGCCTGTCTCAGCTTTGACATATGATAATTATTTATCGGCTGTTGATAATCCTTCGGGGTTTGCTCGATTCTTTTATAAGCAAAATTCTCCTGCTACTATTACTCCTGATGATTTTCAAAGGAATTTTTTATATCCCCGAGGAGTAAAGTTTTCTGAGTATAGAACGAGTGCTAGTTTTGTTAACTATTTGAGTGCTACTTTTCTTCCTTCAATTCCTGCTATCGCAGTGGGACACCATGCTGCTGCAAATTTAGCAACTCTAACGGCCAGTTCTTACGCTAATGATTCCTCAGGTACTTATAAGTATTTAGCGAATAATCTTGGGTGGATATACTTTCTAAATAGACTTGGTCCCACTAATGGATTTGATCCTTCTACTGGGCTCGCTACCTTAATGGCAGAAACTTTGTGGAAGGGAAGGACTCTTGTACTAGAAGATTCTATAAAGCTTTATGAAGAATATCTATGGAAAAATGAGGCTATCTGGGGCCTCTCAGATAAAATTATTCCAATTGATTATGTTTCTGCGGTTGATATAAGTGGTAAGACTTACGCTAGTGGTACTCAGCTTCTTGATCGTCTTAAGACTTTAACTAATGTAGTATATTCTCCTCACTTTCTGGATAGCCCCGATACGAAAGTAGCGGACTCCTTTAATACTTTTCTTTCAACTTCCTCTATATCCCAAGAAGGTACTCTTATAACTGAGACCTTAGAGGCTGGCCCATTGGCACGTTTTCTCGAAGCTATGTCTTTTACTATAGCGGATACTCTCACAGAGCATAATGAAATTGGAGTTCTTTACGATATTGCCAAATGTCCTGATGAGTATTTGGATCTTTTAGCAGAGTTAATTGGTTGGAGATTCTTAGGAGCAGATATTGACAAGTGGAGAGTTCAATTAAGAAATGCCGTCAGAATCTATAAAATGAAAGGAACTAAGAGATCTGTTCAGCTTCTCTTAGATACTTTATTTTCCACAGGTGTCTTTAATGTGAACACTAGTGGTACTTTAATAGAATTATGGGAATCTTATATCCCTGATCTCCTTTATTATTCTTTAGCTACTAGTTCTCCCCTCTTTACTGATTTTGATACTTATACAGAGGCATCTGCTGCGCGGTTTGGAGTGCCCAACTACTCTGTCTCTAGTATGGAAACTAATATAAAATAT